AATTTTTTGTGTAGCCGTGCCTGAAATCTCGTGCAATTTGTCTTACATCGCGGCAGTGTTCTTCAGAAGGTATGGCGCCATTAGCGACAATAAAAGGAACATTTAATCTAAAGATTTGAGGTATATCTGCCAAGTTTTCATATGAGATTGGATCAACGACATCACTGCAAACTCCACCTTTCAGTTTTTCAGTTTTTCTTTCTTGAATTCGTCTGCTTCGGTTTTTGCTGTGTCTTCTGCTTTTGCTCCTGCTTTTGCTCCTGCTCCTGCTTCTGCTCCTGCGAATGCTAATTTTTTGTGTATTTACCTGATAAATACTCATATTTTTTCTGTGTCTTTTTCTAGACCTTGACGTAATTTTTAAAGGCATTTTATTTATTTTTTTTTATTCTTTGTTATATTACTAAATTACTAAATTTTAAAGATTCAAAAATGATCCCTTTTATGATGACTAGCGACGACTACGATGATGATAATTTTGTTTTACAAGATTTGGTGAATAAAAAGAATGAGGAAAGGGAAAAGAATGCGTTAATTGAAATGCAACTAAAAATTGACTTTATTTCGAAAGATCAAAATAAAAGACTTGAAACCTTTGCGTCTGTCATGAATGAAAGTATTGTAAAGCAAAATGAAGAAAATGAACGATTTCGTCAATCAATTCAACATTCGGTCAATATGCACCTCCAAACATTTATTAAAACACTTCAACCAATCCAAGATACAACTAAGGAAAATGCATTTATTTTAAAGAACGCGATTGACATGTGCAGGATTTCGAAACTTAACTTTGAAAAATTAGCTTCTTTAATTGAACCATTGTTCGCGTCGAACACAATAATAAAGGACAAAATGACTTTTTTGGAACAAGAGGTTATTGAATTAAACAAGAGAGTGAAAATCCTCGAAATCAATGTAAAAGAATTAACGGATTTTGATTCCTTTTTGATAACTCCACCTTCTTCAGGGGAGAGTACGCAGCTACAATCCCAAATAGAAATAGAACCAAAACCAAAAAGATCTCACAAACGAAAGAGTCCGTCTTCTTAACTAGACTAGATCCTAACTCCTAAGTACTAAGAATAATCACAGTAAGATTGCAGTAAACTTGTCTTTACTTTAGGAGGAGACGACATGGACGTTTTTTCGAGAACAATGAGGTCTCCGTTTGTGAGAAGCGCAACCTGCATGTGTCTATTTTCAGAAATTAGAAAAATGAATCCAGTTGGATGGGCTACTTTAGGCCTAAACTTACTTTCCCATCCTTCCAAATCCCATAAGCGTTTGTATTCTGTACTTGTCGTGTATTCTGTACTTGTCTCCTCGATTTCCGCGGAATAAAGTAAAGCATTAGCGTTTTTGGCGTGAATTGCAAATGGATCTAAAGTAAGCTTAAAGTCACTATGAATCGTTTGCGTCACTGCGCTTTCATCAATGTCCAACATATTAGCAGAGTCGTCTATGTGAACATTTGGAGTCCACATAACTTTTCCAGCATCATCAGAAGCCCAAACTAAAACTCCATTTAATCTGTACTCTAATACTCCGTCATTTTTAACGCTTAGAATCGCAAGCCCATTGTCCGTCTTTTTCTGAATACTTGACGGAATGGCGTAATATGCCTTTTCCGGCACACTGATAAAGGGAACATCCTCGTACAGATCAAATATATCTGAACATAATGTCCCGTCTTTAGGAGGCGCGATTCTCTTTACAGGAATATATTGCAAAAGAATGTAATACCGAACGATTAAAACTATTGCAACGATAATGAGAAGAGTAACAATATTTGAAACTTTCATTTTTGTATTTTCAAAACGTTTTTTAGTCCATTCATCTTGACATATTCAGCTTCCGCTTCATCATTTTCAAACACAACTGCTATGCCATAGTCTGTCAAGAGTCGAGCAGCACGCGTGGGTCGGTCGCATGCCATGACTGCATTTAAAGCTTGCAAACCTTTTAAAAGAGGGTTTCTCTTTGATGGCCCAATACTATTTGCAAAAAGCTTTGATACCCTTCTTCTTTCTCTTTGAAACCTATTTTCGAAATGAAGGGCAGCCCGTTCGTCAATGAACCCCTTGACGTGCAAGACTCGGTTCCATTTTCCTTCTTCTCCTTCTCCTTCTCCTTCTCCTTCAATTTTTTTTGAATTAAGTGCCCTGTGAGTTCGCTTCGCTCCTCCTTTTAACTCACCATTATGTTGACGTAACCTCCTCTCCAAATCATTAGTCTTTCCAATATACGGAATTGTCGAGTTTTTGTTGATCAACATGTAAACGAACCATTCACAGTCTGGTCTTAAAAGAGGCAACAAAAGAGAACTACCAATTGCATGTAACTTCATTTTGTTTTGTTTTCTTTTAATAAATGTGTTAGATGTGTTAGTTTGATGTGTGTACAAAAGGCGGCCACGTAATTTCAATCTCGGCTTTATGTTCGAGATTTCGTTGATCTAAAGTAGCATCGGGAATATTAGTGGTGTTGAATGCAGGTATCGCGCTTAAATCTTGCTTACGTATGTACGTGCATTCGTATACGTTAGGAACAATTACCCCATTGACTTCTTTTGTTCCACAACAGTTGTTTGCGTGAAAGTGTATTAGCCAATGCGTTTTTGACAATCTAGAAAGAATGTTGACTTCATCTGCAGAATGAATTTCAATAACAAGCTGCTTAATTTTTAATAAATTGTTGTCTGTCAAGGTTGAGAAAAAATCTACTTCTCCCCCTTCAATGTCCATTTTCATGAAAATGTCATTGTACTTGTTAAAATACGTAGAAAAATTTGTAACGTGATCATTGTCAAGAGAACCGATGTTTTTTTGAACTATTTGCAACCGTGGATGAAAGAATTCAAAATCTTTAGAATTAACAGTTCCGTCAAATGCAACGCCATTTAAACTGGAAAACTTGTTCAAAAGATCTCCTTCAAAGCTTAAATCATCGCCAATACCACCAGATAAAAAAAAATCGTAATCTCCATACCTATCGCACACAATATAGCCTCCGTCGTAATTTTTCCCCAATCTGACTTTTGTTTTTGGTGATTTGTAAACGCAAAAGTGCTCCATTTCTGTAAATACTTCTTTCTTTTTTTTTACTGCAAGTTTTAGTTTTTAAATGAAATTTGAGTACGGTCTCGTGATGCCCATTCACAACCAGGCACCTATCCTTCCAAATATTCTGGCAAAGATAAATGAAAACACTGTGGGTGATTATGAGATTATCTTTATTCTTGATGGATGTATTGATACGAGCGAAACCATTGTCCGCACATTTCCCTTTACATGTCCAGTCACGGTCATTGTCAATCCAACCGGTTTGTTCGAGACGTCATGTGACAATCAGGGGTTCAAGGCGACAAACTCTGAGTTCATTATTGAGATCCAAGCAGACATGGAAATGACTACTCGGGGTTACAATGAACTGCTATGCCATCCACTTAAAATCTTTTCAGACTTAATCGCAGTTTCTGGTCGTTGTTGTCACACTTTACAAGGTCCTGAATCCGGTGTTGGAAAGCTCGGCAGTCTTGTTGAAGAACCTCATCGCACACATCCACCCAACACCATTTATCTTTCGCATACGGTAAATCGTGGACCCCTCGCTTTGCGAAGATCAATGGTAGAGGAACTCGGCTGGCTGGACGAAGAGCATTATGTTCTCGGTAACGATGACCATGATCTCTTTGCGCGTGCCTGGGCACAAAAGAGATGGAGAACTGCATTCTTTCCCGTTGAGTTTCGGGCGCCGCTGGAATGGGGTAGCACACGAAAACCCCGTTCGGCACATGTTCAACAATATCTGGACAAACGTGTCTCGAGAGAAAAGGATGGATTTCTCGCAAGGGCAACGTCGTTTCCAATACCAGAAACGCGTAGTCTTTGCTTGTTAAACGACTCATTAGTTGTGCTAGAAAACAAAACGAATAAAATGAAATTTTTTTATGTTTTTCATGATGAACAGTGGATACCCGTTTTAAAGACTCAAGTCCCAGGTTGCACTCTGCTTTACGTGGGTAAACATACTCTTTCAAAAAAATATGAGAACGTGTATGTTTGTAAGGATCTTGCAAATAATATTGAACAATACCCTCAATTCTTGTCCTTTACTGCTTGGTACGCAATCTCTAAAAATCAATTGGATTTAAACAATGAACATGGAAGCGAAGAATCCATTGCAATATTTGAATACGATTGCGTGCCAGAAAGTGACACTTCTTTAACGAAATTAGTTTTGCATTCTAAACAATACGATGTTTTGGGAATTAATATAGATTATGACAGTTTCTATGCTGATGTTAACAGAGAAATTCTCGACGGTATTATTCATAAATTGGACTTAGTTCATCCTTTTTATTTGACGTGGTACAAGTCATCGAATTTTGTCATGAAACGAAAACTACTTGACGAATTTGTAGACTTATTTTGGCCGTTTGCTCTCCACTTAAATACTTTAGATCCTAAGAATTTAAAATATTATCACGAAAGGGTTTTTGCGTGTTTTTTGGCTAAAAAGATGCAGACACAGACACCAAACATAACTGCTGCTGTTTGTAAAGGATTTCAACACTTTGAGTTGAGGTCTCACAATGTTTCAGGTTTTTTTCTAAGTGAACTTCCTTGCATTTTTGTCACGTACGGAGACCAGAAATTTCGACACAGCGTTTCTCGAATTTCCGGAGAAATGAAATCTTTCTGCAAGAATCAGTTAGTATATACTGAATCGGATATTACTGATTCCTTTAAGATAAATTCGAAAGTTGATTGGATGACGACTCGAGGAGGGGGATACTGGCTTTGGAAACCGTATATTTTAGCAAAATCCCTTGAATCTTTGGATAACAATCAGTGCATACTTTATTGTGATTCTGGTTGTTGCGTAGATGACGCAAGAATTCTGCAAGAAAACATTGAGCGTTTTATTAAATCAGATGAGGAACTGTATGCTTTTAAGATGAGTAGTGAAGATAGAAATGAACTGCAATGGACTTCTAATAAAGTTCTTGACATATTTAAGCTAACAGAATCTGATCTTAATGATGGGCAAATTCACGCAACAACATTTTTGTTAAAGAACACACCGTTAGTAAAATCAATAATTCAGAAATGGTGCGGTTTGGCAACAACTCAACCTGAAGTATTTACTGATGAATATAATTCAAAAGGCGAGTATGGAAAGCATCGTTGGGACCAATCTGTGTGGAGCTGTATATTAAAACATTTTCGATCGCTTAACGAAGAAAACAGAAAAAAAATTGTGTTAGCAAAGGACGTTATTGAGGTTAAAAGAAACTCTTTTGGAATTTTTAAAGCTCATGCGCACGGCAACGAAAGCTGCGCGATTTCATATGCTCTACGCTATAGAGATTTAAAAGAGGCATTCTACTTTTCAAAAAAACATTTAGAAGATCATTATGAAAATCTTGGAAGAATTGAAGGGAGACAATATTGTAGTTGTTTTAAATTTGAGCATTCATTTTTCAAAAACAAAAATGAAATTGACTGGAAAGCGTACAAAATTGGTTTCACATCAACAAAATAGTTTTTTAATTTTTCAATCATCCTCGTTCATCACTGAACTCGCCATTTTGTTTCCCTTACCCATCTCTTTAATCCCTATCCCCGAAAAAACCTTAGATTTTACCTGATCATATTCGACCAAGAGTTTTTCCAATTCTTCATCTTCTTCATCTTCACCTTCTCCATCTCCCCCTTCTCCTCTATCTTCATCATCATCAACAACAATCGTTTCCATTGTTTCGATAGTGGGAACAGAAAAAGAAGCAGAAGAAGAAGAAGAAGAAGACGCCGATCCAGATTCCGAACCAGAAAAGCTGTGCATGACTTTAATTCCGACCGTTGCAAGTTCTCGTAGCAATAAACCAGAATAGCAATACGTCGTTGGAAGCGACACAGATGAATTTTTCGCGCCACAAAGTGCGCACTGGATTCCAGAATTCTTAACGTCAAATGTAAGAGTTCTCAGAGTCTCGTCCCTGCTTTCGCCGACATGGCCGCACGTCTTGCAGACTAAAGCGGAATGAGCGTCAGACGCAATGCGTGAGCGATCGTCCAAGACGTAGGCCGCGCCGTGAGATAAAAGAGCGTCCTTTTCCATTTCGCCGAGACGCTGGCCACCCTTGTTCGCGCGACCGTCCAAAGGCTGGCGAGTCAAGGCGGCTCGGCCTCCTCTCTGCCTCGACGTGACCTTGTCCAAAACCATGTGTTTTAGCATTTGGTAGAAGGAGCAGCCGATAAACCATTTACCCTCCATTACCTCTCCCGTCATTCCATTGCACATGGTTTCCTCGACGCCAAATCCTGCCTTGATCAATTCCTCAACCGCCCATTTGGCATTCACCTTGCGAAACGGCGTGGCGTCGATAAAATTGCCCTTGACGACGCCCAAATTTGACATGACCATTTCTAAAAGCCAGCCCACCGTCATTCGGCCGTTCATGCAGTGTAAATTGATAATCACGTCCGTCCTCATTCCGGCGTTTGGTCCGTTCATTACAAACGGCATATCCTCCTCATTCATCAAGACTCCAATCGTTCCCTTTTGACCGTGCCGAGAACTTAGCTTGTCGCCCTCTTGCGGAGTTCTTGTGGTCCGCGCGCGTATGCGAACGGTGCGCATGCCTTCCTTGGTTGTCGACACCATGACCTTGTCAATAATAAACGTTTCAGACTCTTCACAGCACATAATGACCGACTTGTCGCGTCGAACGTCCTTGATACTTCCATCCGCCTGCACCTCTTGGGTGTGCGCAACTTTGCCCACAATGACGTCGTTATTCATGATTGGAGTTCCCGGTTCAGGAAGACCGTCCAATCCAATTTTATCGTAACACACATTGCCGCGCACGCCTTCACATGGCGAAAAATCCTTGTTGAGTCCATTAAATTGCGGATGCTCAAAAATTTCTTGTTCAGTGCCCCTTTTTCTCGCCACGGTTTTCAGCATTCTGTAGACTGAAATGCGACCGGAGCCGCGCTCAACCGACGCTCGATTGCGAATTATACTGTCCTCTTGACTCAAACCCTGAAAAGGGGCAATGGCAACAATAAAATTTTCGCCCATCGGCCAATCATTAATTTTCTTGGCGTGCGCGATTGCAGTGTCAGCCATGGGTCTCTGGGGGTACCACAAGACGTGCGCGTATCCAAAATCCATTCGATCTGCAATGTTTGTGGCTGG